GCATTGGGGGTGAATACATTGGCGGGTTTGAGCAAAGCGTGCCACCGCAGATTATGTATCCTGACGCCTATAAGCAGCTAGAAGGCGTTATGACAAAGCCGAAAAAAGGCGGCACTCCACGCTTGCTATATGACGCTGAAAAGATTGATGCTATTGCAAAGCGCCAAGATCTATTCCAAGTTGCGGATGCCAGGTGGGTAGATACTGCCTCTAAATGGCTGGAAGACAACAAGGGCGCATCTAATGCGGCATTGATTGCTGCGGTCGGGCTTCCTGCCACAATGGCACCCCAAGAAGCTGAGGCTGGTGCAGCCGGTCTGCTAAATAAAATCAGAGCCTATCACGGTTCGCCGCATGACTTTGACCGATTCTCGACAGAAAGCATTGGTACGGGTGAGGGTGCGCAACAATACGGGCATGGCCTATACTTTGCAGAGCGTGAGCCTACAGCTTTAAGCTATCGAGATGCGTTAACTCCGCGCGATTATGAGTTTGAGAATTACTTAGCGATGCAAAATGAGATGGCTGAGAACTCTGGCGACTACACGCGCATGGAGTTTTTGCAACAGGCCATGAATCACGACACCCCCCAAGACTTCCGAAACATTGCAAGCGATTCTGATTATGACGATGACTATCGAGAAATGGCTGCAGACTTTGCAGATGAAATGGAAGCATTCAGGAATGAAAGCGGAGAGCCTGTTAACTTTGGCAGGATGTATGAGGTAGACATTGATGCCCAGCCTGAAGAGCTGTTGGACTTTGACGCGCCATTGAGTGAGCAGAGTGACCAGGTTAAAAACATGTGGGACAACTGGAAGGCAAGTGCTGCAGGCAAAAAAGTTGCTGCTGAAATGCCCGGTAATTTTGAGGGCGACATCACTGGGCAAGAAATGCACGGCCTTATTTATGAGGGTATGTCACCTAGCCCAGAACAACAGTATGGCCGAGGTATGGCTATAAAAGAGTCTATTGATGCTTCACAATATCTGAGAGATCAAGGTCTGAAAGGCATCAAGTATGCTGACGCGCAAACTAGATTCTCTCCAAAAGGCCGCACAAGCAACTACGTCATATTTGATGACGCAACCGTGGACATAGCAAGAAAGTACGGCGTGTCCATGCCAGTTGCAGCAGGTCTTTTATCAAGCGGCCTGGGAACAGAGCAAGCGCAAGCAGCAGAATACCGTGAAGCCCCTGTAGTGCAGGAGCAATCATTTGGCGACATGGTTAATGAGTACGCCAACATCAACCAGAGAGCCCAGGCAGCAGAAGCCCAGAAGTTTGACGCCCTGATGCGTGAGGACGCTAGGTTGCGTGACATGGGGTCTGCTGCATTTGGCCAGGTATCCCCAGAGCTGGCTGCATACCGCCGCTCACAGATACTGCCGACCATTGGTGAGGTGGGAATGGGAGCCCTTGAGGGGGCTGTCGATACAGTAGACTTTGTGTCTCAGCTTCCTACAGCCATATCCACTATGACCATGCCAAAGCGCACCCCCTTGCGTGATCGCCTGGGCGGCCTTCTAGACTACAGCTTTGTGGATGAGAGGGATCAAAGGGCCAGGGACCAGGCTAGATTGATTGGCGGGTTATTAAGCCCCATTTAATGGTATAATCGGCCCAATAACTGGAGGCCATAATGGCAATAAGTACATACAGCGAGCTGCAGTCGTCAATGGCAGACTTTTTGAACAGGTCTGACCTGACTTCTGTGATCCCGACCTTTATTGCGTTGGGCGAGGCCAGGATGAACCGAGACATCCGTCACTGGCAGATGGAGAACAGGGCATCGACTACAATTGACGGCCAGTACCTAACCAAGCCAGGCGACTGGGTTGAGACTATACGCCTGCACCTAACCGGCCAGAACACCTCTGCGATGGACCTGTTAAGCACTCAGGCCATGGCTGACAAGCGCCAGGGCGCAGAGAATGTAGCAGGCAAGCCAAGATACTATGCCCACTCTGAGGGCCAGTTTGAGGTATTCCCTACCCCTGACGGCTCATATGCTGCTGAGTTGCTATACATCCAGCAGATCCCCTCTCTCAGCGACAGCGCGACTACAAACTGGCTGCTGACATCATATCCAGACATCTACCTGTACGGCTCACTACTGAACTCTGCACCATACCTGGCTGAAGATGGCCGGGCTGAGGTGTGGGCTCGATTGTATGGTGAGGCGGTAGACAAACTAAACTTAACTTCTGAACAGGCAGCTTATTCTGGTGTTGGCCTGACAACTAAAATACGAGGACTCGGATGAGCTTTTCCAACTTCTTAGAAACAGAGGTCCTGGACCATGTGTTTGGTGGCAACGCCTACACAGCCCCAGGAACTTTATACACTGGACTATACACTGCAGCACCTAGTGACACAGGCGGCGGTACAGAGTTGTCAGGTAGCGGCTATGATCGCCAGGCCACAGCATTTACTGTGTCGGGTAACACTGCTAGCAACACATCTGCAGAAGAGTGGGCAACAGCTACAGGCGACTGGGGCACGATTACGCACGTCGGTGTATTCGACGCAGCTACAAGCGGTAACCTGCTAGCCTATGGTGCATTGACTGCAAGCAAGACCATTGCCACTGGTGACGTGTTCCGCATCCCTGCTGGCGACCTGGATATCACACTAGACTAATATGCTTTACGGAGCATATAAATATGGTCAGGCGGCGTATTCTACTGCTGACCTAGAGGATGGCGCGGTTGTAATATCTGCGTCGTCTTCTTTATCAGCTACTGCTGGTTTTGTTTTAGAGTCTGGGGCTGCAATAGCTGCAGTGGGCGCGCTTACAGCAACAGGCGGTTTTGTTAGAGAGGCTAGCTGTACTGTATCTGCGAGCGCAGGCACTACCGCATCCGGCGTTGCAGTTAGGCAGGACGATGCAACCTTGGCAGGGTCTGCGGCGGTCCAGGCAGACCCCCAGGCAATACTGCAGGGAGTATCGGCAATTAGCCCCTCTGCCTCCCTAAGCACTGTTGGGCAAAAGGTTGGGCTGTCATCGGCGGTTATTGCTGCAGCGGCATCTGTGTCGACGGCAGGGGCCAGGATAAGCCAGGGTGTTGCAGCGGTAAGTGTTGCGTCATCTGCAACGGCTTCTGCGGTCAAGATAGCGTCGGCCCAGTCGTCCCTTGAGGCGAACAGCCAAATAGCAGTGCTGGGTAATATTACTGCTGGCGGAGTAAGCGGTATAAGTGCATCATCTGCTCTGGTGGCTGTTGGGCGGATACTGTGGCTAGACCAGCCTGCTAGCGATGAGGCTTGGGCTGACAAGGGCCAGGCAGCAAATGAATGGTCAGATGTGGCGTCTGGCGACAATGACTGGGTAGGCGTTTCTGGCGCTTCACAAACATGGACAAACGTGTCCGACACTGTAACTTTATGGGAGGCCGCTTAAATGGCTGATACAACTACAACCACCTATGGTTTGACTAAGCCGGAAGTTGGCGCTTCAGAAGATACTTGGGGAACCAAGATAAACACCAACCTGGACAGCCTGGACAACCTGCTTGACGGGACCACGCCTGTTACCGGGATTGACATCAACGCAGGCACTATCGACGGCACAGCCATTGGCGCATCCTCTGCATCCACAGGCGCGTTTACTACGCTGACTGCTACAGGTGCATTCACAAGCCGTGGTATTGATGACAATGCTGATGCCACTGCAATCACTATTGATTCTTCAGAGAACGTGGGTATTGGTACTAGTTCGCCTGCATATAAGACTCAAATATCTGACAGTGGCCATACTGTTTTATCAGTAACGTCTGGAGACAGTAACTCAGCTAGTCTTTATTTAGGCGATTCAGTAGCTACAAGAGGAAGGCTTACATACAACAACGCTAACGATTCTTTGGCTGTTTACACAGATAATAACGAACGCATGCGCATAGACTCATCAGGTAATGTCGGTATTGGTACTACATCGCCTGACGCAAAATTTCATTCATACCAATCAGCGGCCAACTATGCTGCACACTTTGAATCTGCTAATGCAAACTCTTACGGTGTATGGGTTGAAGAAGGTGCAAGTGCTAATAA